TTATTTACCTCCTGGAGCCACTGATTGTAACGGCACACGCAGGACTCCGTCTGCGTATTCGTCTCTTCGTTTCCTGCCCATCTGTGTGACAGATAAACCTTGTACAGCTTGATTGTACTTTTGATCGTATAATTGCACATATGTAGGATTTTTCAAGTAAGAAAAAGCTTCTGAAACAGTGCCATAAATTAAAACCTCTGATGCGTTATTTGAAAGGAAAGTTGTTGTGGTTGTTCCTGAAGATCCATTGCCTAACCTTTCTGGAGTTCTGTTATACCAAAGTTCCACGGTAAGAGCAGCATTAGGTGTAGGCGCAAGAATCAATGTATTTTGATCCCAATTTGCATAATACCTTGGAGTTCCAGTATTATTAGCTCGATCAACATTGTACTCGTCAATAAAGGTCGTATCTCTTTGTTCTAACCAAGTTCTATCTGCATTTGCATCAACAATTTGTACACCACGTTCAAAATCAAAATCATCAGGCATGGTTAAAAAAGGACTGCCAATTGTTAAAGAAGATGTTGCAAATTTTCTAAAAGCATCTAAATCAAGTTGCTTTTGAACCTTATTTTCAACATTAGTAATAAATACGTTAATGACTGTATTTGATAACACCTCAGAGTTTACCTCTGTGTAGTTTCTTACATTGTCTAATAATTCGCTATAGTTCATGGTGTACTAATTGAGTTACCCATACCTGAGTGACTACTGCAATAATAATATAGTGTTGGGGCACTAGATGCTACTGTTATTTCTAAAGCTCTAGTTGTTGCTGAGCTATAACCACTAGCGTAAGCAGACTGTGATACTGAAGATCCATTTATTTTAAATGTGACTCCTGTGGTATAGACAGAGCCTCCGCCGTGATTACCATCAGAGGTTGTGCTCAAGAAAAAAGGATGTGAATCAACGGTGTTATCACTCAAATTAAATATATATGTTTCGCCTTCGTTTAACGTTAAGACAGGTCTTTCAACACTATCAATATAAAAAGCATTTCCACCACCAGACTTACTACCCACAGTTACTGTATATGTGGTTGTACTAGCTGTAGACACAGTTACAACACCTTGAGCAGATTTAACAATAAGCTTTTTGTGAGGTGTTTGTGGTAACATGCTATTAGAATCTGTTGGATTTGAACCATCTGCTGGTGATGTGCTTTGTTTAGTTGTGAGAAACGCACTATCTCCTGGCTCACCTAAAAAAACAGTCATTGGCATTGGCTGTGAAAATGTATCAAATGTTGCATCATCAGGCCCTGTAGGTGAATCGTCTTTTAATATTTTATTTGATTCTACTCTTGGATCTTGTAAAGCTTCAGGATCTGGTGGATGATAAGGTGGATCTAGTTGTGGGTGTTTTGATTCATAGCATTCTGGACATGTAAACAAACCATTCCATTCTTTTTTTAAATCTTGATACTTGTATTCCTGTCCACATCTATCACAGATGGCTCTTGAAAAACGACCTGATGCAAATGCCATATCTTACCCCGATGGATAGAAGTTTTGCGGAACAATATTAACTGATGTTGATTGACTATCTTCTGTTAAAGCTCTCTGTAGTTCAGCTTCGTATCTTCTCTCTAACTCTTGTGAAAGTTGTGGTGCAATTTCCTGTGATGTGTAATAAGCAAGTCCAGATACTAAACATGGTAAAAATCTATATGGAGCATCTGCGGTGTTTGTATAAGCTCCCACATCTTCTATTCTTCCAACATAAAAATAATTAATGTTAGTTCCTGTTGTGTCTGGTGTTAAAAATAATTTTATCTTAACTGCTGATAATTCTCTTCTTACATAATATTGACTTGGTGTGCCTTGTGATTGTTTGTTTGGTAAGTTTTCATATTCAGATCTAGATATTTTTGTCATGCTTGTATCAGTCAAGCCATCTGAACTTCTAAACACCACTTCTAAAACATCGGATGCATCTGAGGGTGCTGTATATTCTGTTGTGCCTGCAGTTAAACTTTGTGTGTGATTTTTTATTTTCCAAAGGTGAATACCTCGGTTACCCCATTCTGAAAAAAGTAAATTAAGATTATCTCTAGCTGCAGACAATTCATAACCTGTTCTCACCTGTGTATTACAACGTGCGTAGGCACGCTCAATAAGGCGATCAATACTTAAATCAAAATCAGTGGTACCCGAGGTAGCCATAATTTACTTCTTCTTTTTCTTTTTTACTTGTTTTTTTGCTTTACCACCACGTTTCATAGCGATTGGCTTACCGCCTCTTTTCATGGCTTGTTTTTTCATTTTCATACCTGGCATGTTTTTTCTCCTTTTTAAAAAGTTTTTCGTATTCGTCTTGCCTTGTTTTTACGACATCGTCATAATACTCGGCTGGCCAATTTTTATAATAACCTATCTTATGTAGTTTGCAACTTGCTTCATACAACTGCTTAAACTTTTGCACTAACATCATGCTATATTGATATTCCGGCTCCCAATCACAATCATCTGTAGGGTTTACTAAAAACTCTTGTTCCTCAACATTAGCAGGATTATTAGGATGAAAACCCATAAAATAGACATCTCGTCTATTATAAGTTTTATTGTAAAAATCTATTTTATCTTGAAACTGTTCTTCATCATATTGATCCCAATAAGGGTCACAAAATATTACAATATCGTGTTGTTTTTTATTCCAATCTTTTAAAACGTTCGTTAGATGTTTTTCATATTTAGATTTGTCAGGTCTAACTTCAATTCTAAGTTTATTGTCTCTTCTCCATTTTGCAGCAAAAGGGCATGCTGGGAAACCAAGGTGTTTATTCATTGGCTCTAAGACATTCTTAGACCAATTAATTACATCATCTTTTATTTTTTCTGCGAGTTTTTTTCTTGACAATTGTTTTGACCATGGTCGGTTTACCACCAGGATTTCCAGCTTGTTGTTTACGCCGAACGGCACTTGATTTTTGACCTTTTGACATAGCTCTTGCTTTTGCTATGGGTACGCACTTAGGATAGTTTTTTCTTTTCTCTCCACCGCTTCTACCACATTTAGGATAAGATCCATCAGATCTTTTGTTGGCTATGTCAACCCAATTTTCCTTAACCCAAGCACGTAAACCCTTTTTAGCCATTACCAGATTTGATTATAAATGGCCCATAAAACAACCAAAACAAAAACGGCAGCTATTGCTTTACCCTTTTTATTTAAGTTATTCCACTTGCTCCATAACTTATTCATGATTTACCTCCTTAGACGTAGAGTTTGGTTTTTTTTCTTTTAGAATTTTCAACCATGCCACATCCTGCGGCAACGATTGATCCGCCTTTAGCCATACGATTAGCAGATACGGATTTTCTTTGTTGAGAAATTGAACCACCCATTGCTTTCTTTTTGGCTTTCTTTTTTCCACCAGGTGTTACTTTGCCTGAGCAAACCGCACTAGCATACATATTTGCATATGCGCTAGGATAGACCTTAAATCTAGCTTTTGCTGCAGCTTTACCTCTTGGACATAGTTTTCCCATTTCTACTTCTCCTTATACTTACTTTACCTTTTTTAAATATATTAGCAACTTGTGTTTTACCCATGACTTTAGCACGCTGTTCACCAACAGTAAGTATTTGAATTTTTCTTGCATATGGTTTTTTAATTTTACGAACTTTTGCGACTGTGCTTCGTGCATCGGCTGGAGTAGCAAATTTGATGCGAACAGTATCTTTAGGGTTTTCATCTGTATATAACCTTCGTCCAGAACCTTTAGGTTTTTTTCCTGTTCCCTTTTTTGGATCTGCCATTTAATACTCCTTGTAATTTTTTAGCTTGAGCTGCGTGTTTTTTTGATGCTTTGCGAAGCGCACTTGCCACCTTTTTTATTTTTTTCATGCCAGGCTTAGATACTTGCTGCCTCATTTGTGATCTTGATATGGCCATTAATATTCAATAGTTTTAATTAAAAACTCTTCTATCCACATTATTTTATCATCCATTTGAAGAATTCTTTCTTTTATAATAGCGATATCTTGTTGCATTTTTGCAACACTATCTGCCTTTTTTTCGACTGCATTTAGTCTCTCAGTAAACATACCCCATGTCATGCCTATTGTTGCAATAAGCACAACATAAGGCAGGACCGTTTTCATCTCTATCTTAATCGACATACACAGTCCTCATCTGTTTTACAATCGCACATAGTATTACTCCTATCTCCTCATTAAGTTTGGATTAATAAATACATAAATATTACAGTTATAAAAGCACAGAGTAAATAAAAATACCCCAGGTACATTATTGTACCTTACTCAAAGATCTAATAAATTCGACACCCTCTATGGTTTCTATTTGTGCTTCTACTTTTGCACAAGATATTCTAACTGTATCCGACATATTTCGTTCCATAATTCTTTTCTTTTCAAGACAATCTTTTACACCTTCAGTAACAGTATGTTCAAGCATAGTGCCTTGTGAAGAAAATAATAATAATGCTATAATAACTTTAGTAACCATTTGCTGCCCTTATTTTATCTTTTAATTCTTCAATGTCATTAAGTGCTTTTTCCATATCGGTTTGTAATCTCATAATATTTACTTTGTTATGAGCCATGTTTTCTAAATCTTCTGACATACCCTCTACTTGATCTGATACAAATTCTAATAGCATAAACTGTTCCTGATCTATAGGAGTTTGATCTGCATTCTTAACAAGATCAGCTTCAAATAAAGTAGCTCTTGTTTCTATATTATTTAGTCGTTCGATTACTCCAAAGTAAGCCCAGACACCCACTGCTGTGGCTCCTAGTATACTGATAAGGTTTCTCATAGGCATTGAGATTGATGTATTTTCTGAAAGCTTCATCTAGCACCTCCATCTCTTTCTTGCTTGTCTTAATCTTGAATTAGGATCTTTTGCTGCTTTTGGAAATTTTTTCATTTGTCCTGCACTTCTAGCACAAAACGATTTTCTTCTTTTTGCTGCTTTACTACCAGGTTTTACTTTTCCTGTAACAGCTGTTTTTAACTTAGAGCCAGGGTTGTCTCTTCTATATTTAGCGACACCGGCTTTAGTCATTCCCGCCCCAGATTTAGTGGAGCGGAAATATTTTTTTGTTTTAGGTGGTTGCTTGTCTCTTTTTCTCATTATGCAAAAAAGCAGGTAAGAGAAGTTACATTAGTGAGTGTTGCATGTATTTGTGTTGAAAATCTCATGCCTTCATCACCAAGGTATGTTTCTATAATTGCTGTAGCTGATGCTGGTGTATCAATATCAAAAAGCGTTGATCCTCCACTTGCATCTTTTAAGACAATACTTCCAGCGGATCCAGCACAAATAGCATGAATTGCTATTAGTCTAGCAGGACCACTTGTGACGTTACCGGTCGCAGTCACCTTTGATGATTTAAGACCAAACATGATTTACTCCTAAGCTAAGTTATTGTTCTGAACATAAAGTATAGTTACTGTAGCAACACCTGTTGTTCCATCACCATTACCTGCTGTATAGGTTGCGGTTACGGTCACATCACTTGTACCAACATCGTTAGCTGCTGAGGTTGTACCTCCAGTGTGTGTTACACCTAATGCTTTAACGTTTGTGTCTGACATAAAAGCGTTTGGATCAGCTGTTGTTCCGATTTGCACTACACCAGTTCCACCGTCGTTTGATACAGTTGTTACATTAAGTATAGCATCTACGATTTGTGAATTTGCTGGTACGATACCAATTGTTGTTGTGTTTGTAGCACCAATAATATCAATTACTGCTGATTGTGCCATAAGAGTGAAACCTGCATTAGCGCTAGCACCCTCTCTTACTGTTCCAGCTTTAATTGGGCCAGAAAATGTAGTTGTTCCCATGTCTATCTCCTTTTTGTAAATAGTCCCCGAAGGGTCATAGGGTTAATAAAGTTATATTTTGACATAAAAAAAGGGCGCAGTCAAAGACATACGCCCCTCTTAATTAATTATCGGTTAATGCTTATGCAGCACCTGGAGAACCAAATACACATCTAGGATCTGAGAAACCGAATGAGTATCTCTCTCTAGCTTTGTATCTTACGTTACCAGTATCAAAGTCACCTTCCATAGATGTTCTAATTGGTGATCTTTGGAACAACTTAAATCCATTTGGAATGTCAGTCTTAATGAAGAATGCATCTGGATCTGTTAAGTAGTGGTTTACAACATAACCCTCAGGAATCATGCCCATATTTCTAAGTGCATTGATATCATTATCTGCTGTTGCAGTTCTTAACTGAGACTGTGTTAGTCTTTCAGCTACGAATTGTAACTCAGAAGGAATGATAAGCTTTCTTCCTTGTGTTGATATTAATAAACCTCTCTCATCAGTAAACGCAGCAATGTCAATTAAAGACTGCTCCAATGAAGTTTCGTTGAGGTCAGCAGCAGTTCCTAATTCGTTTGCGAATGTTCCTGCTACGATTGGGTGTACTGCAGAGCAGAGTTCAACACCGTCACCACCGGTAAAGTTTGGATCAAACGCATTGTTTAATACGTTTGCAGCTTTTACCTGCTTTGTGTTTGCCATGGAACGTGCAAGTGCTTTTGTATATCTTGCTGAGATTCTGTCATAAAGATTATCTTCGACAGCTTCTTCAGTGATTGCAAAACCAA